CGATGTGTGGCGCATGTTCTTCGATGCACTGAACGACCTGCGCTTGAACCATAGCAAGGCTATCGTGCTGATCGCGCACAGCCTTGTGAAGCGCTTCGAGGCGCCCGACGTCGAAGCCTTCGACCGCTACGAACTGAAGCTCAACAAAGGCGCGCTAGGCCTTGCTGTTGAGTGGGCCGACGTCATCGGCTTCGCGCAAGAAGAAGTGGCTATCAAGAAAGAAAAGGACGGCTTCAGCGGCACGCGTTCGCGCGGCGTCGGCACCGGCCGCCGCGTTCTCCACGTCAACGCGAAACCCTCTTACATCGCCGGCAACCGCTATGGCATGCCCGACACGATCGACCTTAGTTGGGATGCACTCATGCAGGCAATGATGCCGCGCGCGCTCGCAGCTTAACCACGCACCACAACCGTAACCACGAACCAAGGCAAACGAACATGGCAAACCTGACCGGCCACTACGATCCGAACGCTGAAGCGCAGGAAGACTTCAGCCCCCTGCCGTCCGGCGACTACCTGGCGCACATCACCGACAGCGACATGGAGCCGTTCAACAACAGCGAGGGCGAATACCTCGCTCTGACGTACACGATCCTCGAAGGCCCGTTCAAGAATCGCAAGGTGTGGGCGAACCTAAGTTTGCTGCATCCGAACGCCCAAACGGTGCAGATCGCGAACCGTCAGTTCAGCAGCATTCGCGAGGCGACCGGTGTCGCCAATCCGCGAGACTCGCAGGACCTGCATTACAAGCCGCACGTAATCCGCGTCGAGTTCATCCCGGCCGGCACAGTGCAGGGCAAAAACGGGTATGTGGTCCCCAAGGACAAGAACGAGGTCAAGGCCTGGAAGAAAGCGACGCCTGAGCAGCTGCAGGGCCTCGGCAACGGCGGCCATCAGCAGCACGGCACCGCTCCCATGACTCATAGCCAGCCCGCTCAACAGTCCGGCGGTGCGCCGTCCTGGGCACGCAAGAACGCAGCGTAACTGATCGACAAGGCGAGTCACGCGCCAGGGCATGGAAGCCCGACTCCTGCGCCGGCCGGGCGGTGTAGACGCAGACACCCGGCACTCCTTCCAACTGCATGGTATCCAAGATGGCAACCCTTCCCAGTAAGCCCGAATCGCTCACCGTCAAGGCTATCTATGATTGGTGGGCTGCCAAACCTCAGCGACTTTCGCGCCGGCTTGGCGCGTCGCAGATCGGCCAGGAGTGCGAGCAGCGTCTTTGGTACGCATTCCGCTGGTGCGCGCTTGAACAATTCGACGGGCGTATGCTGCGCTTGTTCAATCGCGGGCACCGCGAAGAAGCGCTCTTCACCGAAGAGTTGCGCGGCATCGGCTGCAAGGTTCAAGACCTCGACCCGTCCACGGGCGAGCAGTTCACTTTTACCGCTTGCGGAGGCCACTTCGTCGCCAAGATTGACGGCGTCGCACTGGGCGTGCCGGAAGCGCCGAAGACCTGGCACAACATCAGCTACAAGACCAGCGGCGAGAAGTCGTTCAGCGAGATGGCGGGGAAGCCCGACGAGAGGCGCAAGCACCGCGAAGCGCCCCTGCAGTTTCCGCAGCCTGGCAAAGGCGTTGCCGTCGCTCACCCCGAGCACGTCGCGCAGAATCAAATAGAGATGCGCCTCGCGTCGCTGGATCGCACGCTGTACCTGGCCGTGTGCAAAGACGACGATAGCCTGTACGCCGAGCGCATCAACGCGGACGAGGCCGAAGGCGCTCGCCTTGAAGCCAAGGCGGAACGCGTCATCTTTGCCGACGTTCCGCCGCAGGGGATCAGCACCGATCCGTCTTTCTTCAAGTGCAAGTTCTGCCCCGCTTCCAAGGTGTGCCACACCACGCAGCTGCCGCGCGTCTCATGCCGAACGTGCCTGCACTCGACGCCGGAGAAAGACGGCGACGGCCGCTGGTCATGTGCAAAATGGAATGCTGACATTCCGGCAGACGCGCAACCCGAAGGCTGCCCAGAGCATCGCTACATCCCCGCTCTGCTCAAGCGCTGGGGCGAGCCAGTAGACGCCAGCAATGACGACAACTGGGTCGAATACAAGGCCGCAGACGGCTTCACTTTCCGCAATGGTGCACGCGGGCCTGGCAGCTTCGAGTCCTCGGAGCTGGCCGCGGCAACGCCTGCACTCATCCGCGACAAAGCGGCGAACGAGCTTCGCGACGCGTTCGACGCTCGCTTTGTCGAACACAAAGAGGCGGCATAACGAATGAACGAGATTAAATGCGGCCGACTCGGCATGCATACCATCAGCGATTGCGCCGACCGCGCCGCGATCGTCATTGCTGAGTCATCCAAACCGCGCGCGGTCTGCCTGTCTCCGGACGGACACGTAACGGTTGAATCGCCCAGCGGCGTTGTCGAGGAAGACTTGGTGGGCGTCTACGCGCCGCGTCCTGGCCGCTTCGCTCTGTGGCAGCTGATCAGCGAAGACCTGCTTGCGGCGAAGGTGGAACGCAATATCGTCGGGGGCAAAAATCATCGCCACCGCGTCAAGAAAAGCGAGAGGCGCGCAGCATGACACCAGTGCGGTGTGACTACTGCTCGCGCGTCACGTCATTTGTGCGCGGCTCACAGGTGTATCCACATCGCCCTGATCTGCGAAAGCTGCGGTTCTACATGTGCCGACCGTGCAATGCATGGGTGGGCTGCCATCCCGGCACAATCAAGCCACTCGGGCGATTGGCGGACGCAGCACTGCGCCGCGCCAAGATGGACGCGCACGCAGCATTCGATCCTCTATGGAAGAAGGGCGCCGGCAAGCGCTCATCGCGGTACAGATGGCTTGCAGATCGGCTCGGTATCCGTCCGGCTGACTGCCACATAGGCATGTTCGATATAGCGATGTGCGAGCGCGTCGTAGACATCTGCCTGGCCGAAGCGATGCGACTCGCCACGCCGGAGGCTGCGTAATGCAATTGCGCTGGTATCAGGAAAAAGGCAGGGACGCGTTCTGGGATTACTTGCGCATGTGTAGCGGCAATCCATGCATCGTCCTGCCCACCGGCGCCGGCAAGTCTCCCTTGATGGGCGCCCTGGCCATGGACGGCGTCAAAGAGTTTGACGCACGCGTGGGCATCCTGGCCGCGAGCCAGGAGCTTGTAGCGCAGAACGCCGAGAAGCTTCGCGCCATGTGGCCGGATGCACCCATGGGCATTTACGCAGCCGGCCTGCGTCGGCGCGATCGCTTCGACAAAGTGCAGTACATGCAGATTCAGAGCGTCGCCGACAAGGCGCCGATGCTTGGTCGCTTTGACCTGCTGCTGATCGACGAGGCGCAGGGCATTCCGCTCGAAGGCGAAGGCATGTATTTGCGTTTCATCGAAGCGTGCATGAAGTTCAACCAGCATTTGCGCGTGGGAGGCCTGACCGCGACGCCGTACCGGCTCAAGGGTCGCGCAATCCCCATCTGCGGTCCCGATTACGTGTTGAACGACATCGCGTATGAGGCACGCATCCCCGACCTGATCGCCGATGGCTACCTTTCGCGCATCGTTACACCTGGCGGACTGGAGCGCGCCAACCTTAGCGGCGTGCACGTCCGCGGCGGCGAGTACGTAGAGGGCGAGCTGGCCGAAGCCATGATGGCCAATGGCCTAGTGGGGCGCACGATGCGCGACATGCTCGAGCGCAGCGAGGGGCGGCGCTCGGGCATGGTGTTCTGCGTGAACATCGATCACGTGCTTGCCGTGCAGGCTGAGCTTGAGCGCCACGGTGAAAAGGTTGCCGTCCTCTATCAGGGTAGCCCGGGCCGCGCCGATGCGATCAACGGGCACAAATCCGGCAAATACCGCTGGTTGGTCAACGTCAATATTGCATCGGTCGGCTACGACAATCCGATGGTCTCTGTGGTGGCCATGCTTCGGCCAACAAAGTCACCCGGCTTGTATTACCAGCAAGTTGGCCGCGAGTTTCGTGTGATCTATGCGGACGGCTACGACCTTTCCACGACGGCGGGACGCCTTGCCGCGATCGCGTATGGTCCAAAGCCTGATGCCCTATTGCTCGACTATGCAGGCAACACACTGGAGCACGGGCCACTTGATCAAATAAAGGTGAGCGCGCCGAAGCCTGGCAGAAAACAGGAAGTGCAGACAGGCCGCATGAAAGAGTGCCCCAAGTGCAAATCGTTGTTGCCATCAGGCATGCGTGAGTGCGACCAGTGCGGGCACAAATTCGGAAGTCTCGATCCGCAACACTCTGACCGCCCTGTTGATGCGCCGATATTGTCGACAGATGTTGGCCGCAAGGTATCCACGTACGAAGTATCGACCGTTTCATACGCGCTTCACCAGAAGCCGGGCAAGCCGGCAAGCCTGAAAGTCACCTACCTGTGCGGCATGCGCAGGTTCAGCGAGTGGATATGCATCGAGCACGCCGGCATGGCGCGCATGAAGGCCGTCTCTTGGTGGAACGCTCGCATCTCTGGCTCGTGCCCGCGCACGGTCGATGAAGCGCTAGCCGTTGCCGACGCTCTACCGCTACCGATTTCGATCACGGTCGATGAAACAGACAAATTCCCGGAGATTATCAAGCATGAGTTTGCACCAGTTGCCGAACAAAGCCGTGAAGTTGCGCATGCTGAGAGCGGCGCAAAGCATCGTGACAACACTCGAGAACATGCCGGACGTGACACCGTGCGTGGAGTGCGTGGCGTTCCTGAATGGCTATTGCGATCACTGGAAAGCGACGGTGCCGGAAAGCGAGCAGCCTAAGGGCTGTGACGCGTGGGATGAGCAGATTCCTTTTTGATGGGATGCGTCTATGCAGCAAGTGAACTGCAAATGTCACAGGCGAAATTGCACGCGCCGCAGAACGCTTCGTGCTCGGCCGGGAAGATTGCCATGCATCAATACTTGCAACTGCAGTGGCTACCACTATCCACATCGCCGCGGTGGCGGCTGGTGCATCCACGGTAAATGGACGGCTGAAGACATGCAGCGACGCATGGGACTCGATGAGGCTGCTTGAGATGACACAAAACCCGCAGATTGTCGACGCGCAGCAGCTTCGCGCCCTATCTGGCAAGCGCACCGCATCAGCCGTGCGTCGCTGGGCAAGCGCGCAAGGGATCAGGGTACGCGATGGTAAGGACGGCCCATGGACGACCTTGCAGGCAGTGAATAAGGCTCTAGGAATTACTGCCGATCCTGCCAACGATGACACGTACAAACCGGACGACGTGATTTAACGATGCCCCGCCAGCGCAAGCACAACCCATTAATCCCTAAGCACATCGACCAACGCAAACTCCCAGTGGGTATCTACTGGGACAACCGCGATAGCTACTGGTACACGATCATTCGGGAACCAAAACCACACCGCCAGCGCGTTGCTGGCGCTGATGCGCTGCTGTCGGAATTGCACAGCGAGATGGAGCAGGCGCGCGGCATTGACACACGCTCACTTGACTGGCTTTGCGGCCTTTTTGCCGAATCGTTGGAATATAAATCGCTGTCGGTAGCGACACGCGATGACTACGACTATTGCCGCCTGGCACTGCAGAACTACAAGACAAAAATAGGCATTTCCTTTGCTGAGCTTGATCGGCGAAAGATCACTAAACCGCTCATTCGACGCCTGATGGATGACATAGCGAAAACGCATCCTTCAAAAGCAAACCACGTTAAGCGCTATTTGTCCGTTGTGTTCGGCTGGGGTGATGAGCGCGACCACTGCAGGGGAAACCCGGCTGCAGGCGTCAAGCAAGTCAAAGAGAAGGCCGACCACCGCATGCCAGAGCATGACGTGTCACGCGCTGTCATCAAGTTGCTGCGCGAGCGAGGAACGATGCCAAGTCGTCGCAAGGGATCGGTTGCGCCGTACGTGTGGGCTGTCGCAGAGATTGCCTATCGCTGCCGCATGCGCGGTGTTGAGGTGCGCAAGCTAACCGATTCCAATGCGACCGATACCGGCGTGCGCGTCAACCGAGTCAAGGGAAGCCGCGACAATGTGACCGAGTGGTGCCCGGAGCTGCGCGAGGCTTGGAACTGGCTTGTTGCTCGCCGTGCACAAATTTGGCTCAAGAAGCCGGCTCTGCGTGCGCGTGCAATGCGTCCGATTGTTGTGAGTGAAGACGGCGCGGCGCTGAGCAAGTCGGCGCTAAACAGCGCGTGGCGCCGTGCAATGGCCGTCGCAATTGAAGCCGGCGTCATCGATACCGAAGAACGTTTCGGCCTGCATGGGTTGAAGCATCGCGGCGTGACCGACACGCCCGGAAACTGGGCGGATAAGAAGCAGGCAAGCGGTCACGTAGAAGACTCCATGGTCCACCTGTACGACCATGAAGTGCCAGTCGTTCCCGCGGCCGGAAAGCCCGTTGATTTACGCAACGATTTACGCAAAGACAAAAAATAAGGGCCTGCGGAAGCCGCAAGCCCTTGATATGTCTGGCGCCCGAAGTTGGACTCGAACCAACGACCCCCTGATTAACAGTCAAGTGCTCTAACCGGCTGAGCTATTCGGGCGGGGAGCTGCATAGTTTGGGGAA